TCGGTAAAAAAAAAAAATTGGGGACATAAGTAGTTCATCTACTGGTACTCCTGGTGGCCCTCCTAGCGGTGTTATTACTGGTACTACGCCATTGGTTCCTACTGGTACTACAGGCGGTCCTCCTAGTGGTACTACAGGTGGTCCTTCGGCCGGTCCTGTTTTGGCGCCTCCCCAAATAATTAAAGGTATTTCAGATACTATTGGTACCTTATTACCATATCTTTCTAAAGCTGATTTAGATACTTTAAGACTAGAGATACTTACACAAAAGTCACGTAAAAAAATCGAAGCTAATCAGACTACAGATATTTCTAAAAGGAAACTAATCAATCAAGTCTCAGTATTGTATGATAAATACTTATCAAAAATAAAGGAATTAAATACACTTAGAACTACAAATCCAACATTGGTTCCAGATTTATCAAGTCCAGGAGTATTTTATATGTTAAATTATGTTGCTCAAAATTTAGGAGCAGGATTAGATGATGGAACCATAGGACAAATACTTCAGACACTAGAGCAAAAAATAAAAGATTTTGGTGCTAATTTCTTTAGTATATATTTGAAAAATTTGAATAGCATCAATGAATTAATAGCAACTGTTGAACAAAATCCAAACATTTCAGTATTTGTAAAGGATGTTTATGGAACGGGATCCATCCCAACTCTTAATGAACTAAGAAAAAGATTAATAAATATTGATATTAGTATTCCTGATAGTTTTAATGAGGCTATAAATTATGGCAAGGCTTTAGAAAAGGTTATAAAAAACAATGCAGAGGCCTTAGCAATGGGTAAAGATCAGAATAAATATGCAACCGTATCCGCTTTTGATTCTAGAGTTAAACAATTTGTTACTCTCCTAGAAACTCAAAAAGTACGTAGAGAAGAAGAATTAGCTTTTTTCTCACAATTATAAAAATCTTAAATAATTCATTACTTGAATAATAAATTATTTAAGCAAATACGCAAATGTTTGACCATATACAAATGGAGGAACTTTACGAGAAATTACTATCCATCTTGAAGTAGTATTCAAAATATCTTGTATTTGTTCTCTATCTAGGCCTACATATTGTTTCAGTAAATATGTAATTTGATATGCATTACCTCCTATTGGAAATATAACAAAGAAGTGAGCAGAATTTAGTAATGTTCTTGTTCTTATTCTATCATTACCATTTATTAGGTGACTTGTTGATAGTACATAGATTTTATGTGCTCGGCCTACATCAATTAAGTCAGCTTCTAATTTATAAATTGCCTTCTTCACTTTATCATCAGTTATTGTCTCAATATCATCAAATAACACTAAGTCATTTTCCTCCATCTCCTCTAGAAAATCTATCGGATCAGTTACTAAAGTTTTATCTAAGCGTATCCGTTTTACACCAACAGAATCTATTACTTCATCATTAGGTTTTCGAGAAAATACCCAAGCGTTGTTTTCAGGAAATAAGTCACGCCATCCTTCCATATATGTTGCGGCGAACCATGATTTGCCACTTCCTTCTGGTGCAGCTATGTATAATATTTGTCTAGCGTTAGGATTTGGTACTGGAACCAACTGACCGTCATCTATGTCTATCTTTTTTACTGGCTTAACATTCTTTTTTAGTTTCATATCATCTGATACTCTCAGTATCACTCCCTTATATTTTCCATCTATAACTTCAGCAAATGGCATACCTTTTTCAAGTGATATCATGCTTATATAATATACCCAAGGTATAAAATTATTATTACTAAAAAAAGATACGCCTATTATATATAAAAGTAAAGAAAAGTATGAGCAAAACTAATAAAAAAAAAGATATACCGCGTGACACTAGAATTATTTGCCCAATTTGCACAATTGAATACACTTATTATAATCAAATCCCTCATGATAAGTCATTTTTACATAATCTGATTAAGCAATTCAAATCTGAAGATGATTTTATTGTGTGTAAGGGTATCAAAAAAGAAAATGCACTTGACTATCTTATTAAGAAACAAAAAAAAATACAGCAAAAAATGGCCACAAATCGCCAAAATTAATGCTAAAAAGTAGGTTTATCTGTATTCAATATTTGAGTACAGATAAAAGAAAAAATAATATTATAGACTTACGAGTACATAAATGAAATAACAATTATTGAAAATTATCTTAAATTTTTAGACAACTTAATGTTTTTTATCTCTTATTTAGTAGTAAGTGACATTTCTTTATATCAAATTTAAACATTAAGGAAATAAATACATTTTAGCATGGTTATTAACTTCTTCCTTGAAGTGTTTCATTAAATATTCAAGAATTACCAAAGCTGGTGGTAAATCATTTGCTTGTATTAATTCAATAGCCTGATCTAGTTCTTGATTATGCTTGTCTAAATCTTTTCTATCTATGAGTAAGTTATTCGATATTCTATCTTTCATTTCTGATAGTTCTTTAATAACTAATTCATGAGGAGGATTGAATGATTTCTTATAAAGTTTTATTATTGCGGCAAGATCTGCCTTTACCTGATTCAATGCAGAAATGTCACCAGAGATGATTGGTTTTAAGTTAAATATTGTTCCCTCATCATGTTCAAATCTCGCAAGACTCCACATTCTTTTGATTGCCTTAAAGTATTCTCCTTCATCTAATAAATCAACTATCGCATCTTTGAGAGTTCCCACAAAGTAATCATCAAAATTATCATAAATATCCTGAGGAAGATTAATGACTATTTCAGGACCACCAGGATTATTTAAAACTAAGATAAAAAAATTACTCACATCTATGAATCTACCATTAATATATGCTATTATCTCAATATTTATTTTTGATTTCTGCTTCATTGCTTGTTGTAAAGTTATCATGCCTCCTCCTGGTAATAGTTTCTCTCCTTTTAAAACTTCATCTGCAGTCCATCTTATCACATAATGATCTCTAAGAATTTTATCAATTTCATCAAGATTCTGAGAATCTATCATAACTTGATATTCTTCATTAGAAATTAACTCTTGTTTTCGTAATTCATTCACTTTATTTATTACATTCTCAAGATTATCCATATCAATTAAAAATCTTTCATCGAGACCTGCTTTAATTTCCATAAAGTAATGATTTTGTGTTGATAATAATATTTCAACTATTTTCTGCAAGTTTTTAACAAATTCATTGACTACTTCATTTACAGAACAGCAGCCAACTACTTCTTCTAACATATCAATATCTGAGGGATATTTTTGAATGCGATATGAATATGAACCTATGGGAAATGAGTTCTTTTTATCAATAGAAACTAACGCAAATTCTTGAATAATATCTTCTGGATAAGATGATCGTGGTTTAGTAGAAATGACTTCAGTAAAGGAGTCTAAGTGATTATCTTTAGATATTAGCGAAGACATTATATATAATATGTCACATATTTATATATTACGATAAAGAAATGGATAAGTATATCAAAAAATTAGAATCTGTTAGTTTATCTGATCAGGATATTTTAAATTTATTAGGTGGCCAGACTAATCTAATTACATATACTGATTTAGCTTGCACACATAATATTGATGATATTTTACTGCCTTATGGTAAGTGTGTTATCCTTTATCTAACAAAGGATCATTATGGCCATTGGACTTGTTTAACTAAAATTAATGATAATTTATTGGAATTTTTCGATCCTTATGGTACAATTATTGATGATGAATTAAAAGATATTGAAAGAAATTTTCGAAAGAAAAGCAAACAGAATTATCCTCATCTTACCTCATTATTATATGAGTCTCCTTATGATATTTCTTACAATCACTACAGATTCCAAAAAAGAAATCCTGGAATTAAAACATGTGGTCGGCATGTCGTTACAAGAATATTATTAAATGACTTATCATTAGATAATTACATCAAATTTTTTGAACAATTTAGAAATGATCCTGATTATGTTGTTACTCACATAACTAATTACCTTAAATCCAAAATTAGCTGAAAGCTAATTTTGTATGATTTCAAGGTAAGCCTTGCTCCGTCAGGCAACCGGAGGCAGGGCTTAGCCCCTGCCGGGGTCATGATTGTAAAATCCAAATTGACTGTAGGTCAATTTAGGATTCACAATAATCTCATGAATAATATATAATTAAATATGCATGCTTATACACGAGGTGGATATACTATGGGGCCTCAGGGAGGTTATGGTGGAGGTGATCATGATTCATTAAAAGCAAGGCAGGAAGATAAAATTTATTATAATGTTGTTATTCCTTACAGACCAGATAGTACAGGATTTGCTCCAGCTATCTTCCAACAACAACTTAACCAAACTATTTTATCGAGACCTAGCGATTATTACATGACTATTGTAAGATTCTCAATTCCTACTCAGAATATTCCAATTATGTATGGACAGATTCAGCCTTATCCAAATATCGATTTGAATAAAACTATTTATTCTGTGACATTAACTCAAGGTGCAAATAGTTCAGGTCAGACATTTATTGAGTTTGTTACACAAAATCCTAATGCACAACCATCAGCACCATTAACTGCAAGTCATCCAACTGTTGATGTGACTTCTTATTATTACATTTATGAGTATACTCAATTTTTATCAATGATTAATACTGCACTTGCAACTGCATTCGCCGCTTTACCAGGAACACCAATGGGAAGTTTAGCACCATATTTCATTTTTGATGGAGAAAGAATTAGTTTGGTTGCTCAAACAGCATATTATGATCAGGCTTTAATGAGTCCAATTAATATCTATGTCAATTACTATTTATTGACTTATTTAGATGGTATCGCAACTAATTTTTATGGAGTTGGTCTGGCTAATGGTTTAGATGCTAAATTTTTGGTAAGAAATGACTTAAATAATTTTTACAATCCTCCATATTTAGCTCCAGCTGTACCTCCAGCATATTATATTATGACACAAAATTATACGGCACTTATTGATTGGAATTGCTTTAAGAGTTTATCTTTAGTTACTAACTTAATGCCAGTTAAGCAAGAATTTATTCCTTCCAGTATGCCTAATGAAGGATTCAATCTTGGAGTAGTAAATAGTAGGGGTCAGCTAAAAGATTTCGAACCTATTCTCAATAATAATGAAAATAGAACTGTAGTACAATATTTCCCAACTGGGCCTTATCAATTGATTAATATGAATAGTGATGAACCATTAACTAAAATAGATGTAAACATTTTCTGGTCTGATCAATTTGGTAACATATATCCTCTCGACATTCCATTCAATCAACTTGTCACAATTAAACTTTTATTTATTAAGAAAAGTAGCATAGAAGCTCATAGGTAGTTGGTGATAATAATTATCTTATCATATAATATATATTATGAGTAAAGCATTAGTTCCTCTGAATACATTCGCGGTTTATGAACCAAGACTCAAATTAGGAAATCAGCGAAGTTTTGTTATTGTAAAAGGTGCTGGAGCTATAACTTATTACCAGTATCCTTCTCAAGCATATTCGCAAACTCAATTTAATTTTACTACTAATCCTCCTAATAGAGAAGTAATACTAGATAGAGACGTAATTATGGCTGTACCAGTTACTATGACTTTTACTCAAACACACGGAGTCAATACTGATAATATTTTACAACCTGGTAGAGATGGATTTAGATCATGGCCATTACAATCTGTTATTACAACTTCCAGTATGTCTCTCAATGGTTTTCCAATTCAAATCGAAATTTATGATATAATCCATGCATTAGAAAGATTTCATGAACCTGGATGGTGGAAAAATGGATGGGGATCTGTTTTACCTCAGATGCCAGATAATTATCAAAACTATTCTGATGCTGATGGAGCAAATAATAATCCATTAGGTCAATATGGAGATAATACTTATCAACCTCCTCGTGGAGCTTATCCTATGACTGTTATAAGTAATACTCCAGATTCTGCAACAATTACAACAACTTTATATGAAAGAATTGTTATTCCCCCTTTACTTTGGGATGGCTCTGAATCTGGTGGATTCACTCATTTAGATACTGTCCAATGGAACTTTGTTTTTAGTGGTAATTTACCTCATATGTGGTCTCATTCTACAGCATCTTCGTCAACTATTGGAAATATTGCTGTTAGTTTCGGTCAACCAAGTTTATATTTGGCTTTCCTTACTAGAAATTTAACTCAAAGAGTACCAGCAGTTATCACATATCCATACTTTAATCTTGTAAAATATGTAACTCAAACTAATGAT